TTTATTATGGGAGAGGGTGTCAAGGGGTGATTATTGGAAGCTGGCGGAGTAGCGGCGGACCTCGCCTTTTCTCAACCACGCATCGTCCATGCGTTGTTGCAGGATGCCTTCGGCGCGACTGAACTGGTAGTTGGCTTTGTCCATTTGGCCGTCCTCGGAAAGCGTCTCTGCGAGCGCGTAGAACTTGAGGTAGTCCGCGAGGAAGGCGGGGATGCGGTGGCGTAGCCAGAACTCCTCAATGGTCGGGAGATTGCCCGTCGTGTCAGCGATGGCCTCGTAGCAATCGCCGGTGGTGTTGTAGTAAACGAGATCGCCCGCTGCGTAAGCTGTGGAGGAGTTAAAAGCGGTCGCTGTGAAGCGGGGCTGAGGCAGCGAGAACTCCACCCAGACTTGGCCGGAGATGTAGTCCGTATCGGTGATGAGGATGCGGTCTTCGGTGACGACAAAATCCAACGAGAGCGTGACGCGGCCTTCGTCGGGCTTAATGTCATAAACCTTGAGCACATTCCCAATGGCCTTCTGGCCTGGAGCCAGCAGAGGGATGTAGGGGATGAACTCCTCGGCAGGCGCATTCGTGCTGGTCTCGATGTAGGTCGCGGTCGTGCGGTCGTTCCACGCCACATCTACGGCGGTGTCGATATTCAGCAGATCGCCCGCTGCGGTCGTGGTGACGCGCTTGATGCGCCATACTGGGTCCGCAAATTGCGAGCCCTGCAAGGCCCGCCCAATGTAGGATGTCGTGCCGACATAATCGCTCTCGAAAGTGTAGAGCCCCGGTGCGTAGCCCTCGCCCACCGGCGTGCGGGCCTCGGTCAAATAAACCTCGGGCCAATCGAAGAATGTCCAAGCCGTCGCGGCAGCGGTCGTCAAATACTCTGCCAGAGCCGTAGCTTGCGAAGCCATGAGCGGCTGGTCGGGGTCGATGCCCATTCGGCTGATGACGCCATCGCGGACGGTGCGGTAGGGAGTGGCCTTCATTGTGCGCCTCCTTGTTGCAACGCGGGCAGGGTGCCTTGGCGGCCTATCTGGGCGTTTTGCTGTTGTTGAAGCTGGAAGTTAAAACCCTTCATTCGCGCCTCGATCATGTTGCGGAAAATCTCGTCTTGCTGGATGCGTTGTTGCAGGGCGGGGTTGGCTTGGATGATGCCTTGGAGAACTTGGGCGCGGAGCTGGTGGTTCTGCCCTTCTTGCGGCAACTCGGGCTCGGTGCCTGCGGCGATTTTTGTGAAGGCGAGTTGTTCTTCGTTGGCCTCCATGGCGGCGGCGGGGCCGGGGTCGCGCACCAAAATATCGGCGAGGTTTGGATCCACGGCGGCCATGATGAATTTCACGAGCCCGGCGCGGTCGATGACACCAGCGACATCCATAGGGACGATGGCTTGGCTGATGTAGTTCAGCTTCACGCCGAGGGCTTCGGCGTCGAGGTTCTTGGCGTCCCAATCAATGATGAGGTCGAACTTGCCTTGGATGCTTTCGCGGTCGGCTTGGAAAGGGAGAGCCTGCCCGCCGGAGACGCGCAAGATTTGCACCGGCAGCATGTATTGCTGCATGAGCTGGTAGGTTTGCGTGACGATGGCTTTGAAGTCGCGGAGCCAGCGGTCCACCGTGTGCTGTGTGACCAAGGCGACATAGTTGGGATCGACTCCCTCGCCTGCCATGCCGAAGTATTCGTTCACATCGCGGCGCACGGCGCGTTCGATCTCGATGGTTCCTTGGTCGAACGGCGGTGGCTGCATCCAGCCAAACTCATTTGGGCGGCGTTCGGGGATTTGCACGGCTGGGCCGAGGATGATGTCGAGCTTGCCACGGTTGGCAGGCACACGCATGGGGGGAAGGATGGCGATTCCGGCGCGGTCTGTTCTGTAGTCGCGCTGGGTCTTGATCTCGGCCTGCATGGTCGAAACGATCTCAGGGATGCCACGGGCTTCCAGGATGCACCGGCTCACACGCTCGCGGGCCAGCTCGATGAAGGGATACTCGCCGTGTGAGTAGGGGGAAATCTCCTCCTTGGCGAAGATGTCCACATTCGGGTGCATGACGCGGCACATGACTTTGGTAGCGCCGGTCTTCTCGTCGGTCTCCTTGCTGTAAACATGCCAGATTTCCACCAGGTCGCGGTGGTCTTGCCAGAGTATGCTATCGCGGCGGTTGTGGTTTTGTTGCGAGTAGACCGGCCAGAGGCTTGCGCCTTTGTAGTTTTCGGCCTTCTCGTAAAATTCGTAGGGGTAGCCTTCGGTAAGCGTGCGCTCTTCCAGCTCCTCGCAAGTCACCATTTCGCGGCGGGCGATCCATGGGGCGCGTTGCAAGTCGTAGGTGGCAGTGGGAAAAATGATGTCGTTGAAAGGTTCCAACGCCGTCCACTCGGGCTTGCTCTCAAAGATGTAGGGCTCGGTGTATTCCACCGTGCCGCCTTCGCGGAGCTTGCGGATATTGGCGGCGGTGCCGGTGCCGGGGGCGAATTGCTCGGCCATCTCGATAGCCACTTCCTCTTGGAGCGGATCAAGAATTGCGCCGATGAGCATGGCGAGGGGGGAGGCGGGGTCGCCCTGCTCTTGGGCCATGAGGATGAGGTCTTCGAGGCTGACGGATTTTTCCTCGATGCGGGTCGTCGTTTTCCAAAACACGCCCATGATGGCGAGGCCGTAGGTGGCGCGGATGTTGAGGGCGAGTTCGAGTTCGCGCCGGAGGTCGGAGGCGCAGTGCGTGAAGAGCATCCACTTCAGCACAGACTCGGCGGCCGTGCGGGACATGGCGTCGGTGGACTCCACCGGCATCATCTGCAAGCGGGCGGCAAAGGTAGAGGTGAGGCAAAGCTGGGTTTCGCGGTTGCAGACAAGATCGGCGAGGCGGATGCGGCTGTCGCTCGACCCATTCCATGGAAATGGGTTTTTGCCCAGATTTTCAGCCCACTTCTTGCCATCCGAGGACTGCCCGTCCCAAAGCGACATGCGGGTGTCGTAGTTCCGGCTGCGCACGGCGGAGAACCAACTGCCATCGGTGGCGGCTTCGGTGAGCTGGCCTACCCAATACTTCGTGTCGCGGTCTGGCTCGTCGTCGTAGGACTTCATGCGAGGAGAGAGTTGCCAGAGGCCGCTTTTAATGCGGTTACGGCCAGCGCGTATGAATAACCAGAGAAAACAAACCCCGCCGCAATGCGTGGTCTGGCAAAAAGATTTGTCATGCTGCTTTGAGGCCCGGCATGAGGAGCATGGTCTTGCCTGTGCCGCCGCAGCGCACGACGCACTGGGGGTAGTTTCGCTTGAACCATGGGATGAAGTCTGGGTCGTTCCAGCAACCGGGGAGTTGCCAGTTCCAGAAGTGGTAAATCTGAGCGTCGATGGAGAGAGTCAAAGCGCCTACGCCCTCGATGGCGCGGAGGTCTTGCTTGGCGTGGTCGGCGGCGATGAGGTGCTGGCGGGCGTCGGCCTGCACAGCCTTGGAGTTCCACTGTGCGAGGAGCTCGTTCTTTACGCCCTCGGCCACCTCGCCGGGGATGTCGCTTAACGCTTCTTTGAGTATTTCCATTGTGTGAAAACTGAATCCCTGCCCCGATTGCCGGTGGCCTGTCCTGAGACGAGGGGCCACCGGCAAGGGCTGGGGGGCGGGTGTTACGCAGTAGCTGCGAATTTTCCGAGAACTTGCGGGTTGCTCACAGCAACGCCGAAGATGGCGTCGCAGAAGCCACGGCGTCCACCGCCACGGTCTTCAAGCTCCTCCATCCGAGGTTTGCGATTGAACCCGATGGAAACGAGGTCCATGTCGAGCACATATCCGCGAGCGGCCGAGACGGCTGCTGCCGCGCCATGGGCGAGGTAGGTGGACACATGAAGGCTCAAAATTCCGAAGTCACCTTCATAAATATCAATCGTGTTCACGATTTTTTTGTCCTCAACATTGCTGTTGAAGGCACGGACGCTGGACATGACATTTGTCGAGCCAGTCTGAGTGCGGATGAAGTTTGTGAACGCACGCTTGAGGCTGGTGCCGCAAACGAGGTCGTAGTTGCGACGAGCGCGGCGCACGCCGTAGATGCTCTGAAGCACATCGATGACATTGTTCTCGGTGAGAGAAGTGGTGGCAGTCGTGTTGATCGAAGCGGCTGGAGTGCGGAACGCAGCGGGAACGGCTGTGGCTGCGTCGTTCTGCGCAGTGGCTTTGATCCACTCGCCAACGCCACGGGTCTTGTAGGGGTTCGCGCCGGATTGAACTTGGCTGTCGTTGTCGGAGCCCATGATGGCCTCGATGTCGATCTTCAGCTCAACGAGGGCTTTGGCAGCGGACTTGTTGAAAGCCTGCTTGCGGCCAACGCCTGCGAGGTCGGCGACATTTTCAACGAGATCGTCCACTTGGAACGAACGGCGAACCTTTTGGATTCGGCCCGAGAGGAGTTCGCGGTTGGCGTGCTGGTCGTCGAAGGAAGACACATCGTCGTTAGCAAGAACGCCTGCTGTTTGCGGGTCGTTGTAGCGGTCGGCGGGCCACTGAAAAAGAACATTTTGAGGCTCTTTTGCTTTCTTGCACATTGAAAACAGGGGGGTGTCGCCGGGTTCGATTAGGACCATTGCGTCGGAAAGATCCTCGCGTTGGCCTTTGACTGTAGTGATGGGGGTTGCGGGCATAGTAGTAGTTTGGGGGGATTAGGTTTTGGGGTTGGTTAGTTGAAAAGTGAGGCGACGAAGTTTTCGGCGGCGTCACGGTTTCCAGACTTCTTCAACGCTTCGAGCGGGTCGGCTTGGGATTTGGTCTTGGGTGCGGCTGAGGGACTGACAACTTTCGGGGCTACGGCTGGCTTGGCGGCTGCCGGTGCGGCAGGCTTGGCCTTGGCTGTGGCGGCTTTCTTTTGGATGGCCTCGGCTTGCTGGAAGCGGAGGGCTTGTCCACGAATGGCGTCACCGATGATCAGTTCGAGGTTCGGTAGCTTGGCGATGCCGGGATACGCTTGCAGCGTAGCCATCATCATTTGCCTGGCTTGGGATTCTTCTTGGAACAACTCGGGGTAAACCTGCCGGGCTTCGTGCTGGAAACTCTCGCGTTGAGCGAGGTAGGTCCGGCGGGCTGGCTCGGCTTTGAGAATCTGGCGGGCGACTCGCAGGCGTTCTTGAAGTTCGGACTTCGTGAATTTACGGGTGCTGCCGTCTCCCATGGGCACTTCCACTTCGCCGCCTTCGTAGTCGGCTTTCGCAATGAGATCGGGCACATTGTCGAGCACGGTATTGGCTGCGGCGAGGCGGCTTTCGAGGGCTTCGGCGCTGGTCACATCGGCCAGCGGGTCGGCTGCATCTTGCAATACAATCGGCTGGGCGCGGGTGAGCGCATCCTTGGCGGCGGCGAGTTCGGCTTGCAGCGTGTTGGCTTGCTCCTCGGCGCTTTTGGCGCGTGCGGTGAGCTTGTCCACTCGCTTGGCGAGCTTCTTCACGGCGGGGGCTTCGGCAGACTCGGGGTCTTCCTCGGCGGCCTCGTCGGCGTCTTCCTCGGTGGCGTCTTCGGGTTGTTCAGTCGAATCGGACGGATCAGACGAATCCTCGGCGGACTCGGCGGGATCGGCGTCTTCGGGCTGATCTTCTGGGGTGTTGTCAGTAGGGGTCTCATCCGCGACTGCTTCCTGGTCGGCCTCGGGGGCCGCCGGAGTCTCATCAATGGTCGGGAGCTTGACTCCCAGCGCGTCGATGACTTCGCCGATGCTGAATGCTGTTTCTGTCTGTTCCATGGTTTGTGTTGCGTCCAAGTCGCGGTGTCAGAACTAAGGTGGTTGCCAGCACGCACGGGTTCCACGCGCAGGCGGCGAGTAGTTCAGCACTCGCGGTAAATCGGAATCTGCCCGCCAAATTTGCAGAGCGGAAGAGGCTGCGGGCGCAACGGGTGCTAACGGGACTAAATGGGTGCTAACGGGGGCTAAAAAGATTTCACCACAACCGAACGCCGGGGCAGGCGTGAGGAAGACTAACCGAAGGTTAGCCCCGAAGGGGCGAGACTCGCGGGAGCGAGCGAGTCAAAGGCACAGAGAGCACGGAGAGGGGAATTTATTTCTTGGAATCGAATGCCTCGGCGCGGGTGCGCTCGATCTCTTCGCGCAAGGTGCGAAGGGCTTCCAAGCCGCCTGCGCTGTGGGCGAGCAGGCCGGGGTTCTGTGCGGTTTGCGGCATGCAGGTGATTTCGGCAGCGTCTTCGATGGCGTCGTTTATTTTTGCGATGACGCTGCGGAACCAGAGTTCCTCGGGCGGCACGCACCATGCGGCTTGTAGGTCTTCAGCACTCATCAAAAGGGAATGTCGGGAGACTCGGAGAGCGGCACGGCGACTGGCTCTGCGGCGGGCACGGCTTCTCTTGTCGCTTCGGTTTTCTTTGGTTCAAAGTAGAGCTTGAAATACTTCTCGCCGTTGTCGCGGTTCTCGTTGACATAGCCGCTGATCCAGTAGGCAACGCCTTCGATGGTGCATGAGCCTCTATGCGAAGGCTGCGTTGGCTTTTCCTGTTTTTTGTTTCGGCTCAGGGTGCCATCAAATCGGATTCGTTTTTCGTTCATGCGAGTTTTTCTAAATCAGCGGCGCGATACCAAGCGCGGCATCCGCGTTTGCAGATCGGGCGAAGAATGCCCGAGTCGATGAGTTTGGTGATTTGCTTTGCAGTGACGCCCAGGCGGGCCATGACATCGCGGCGGCGGAGAAGTTTCATGCGAATTTGATTATAGGGTGAGGGTGTCAATAGCACCCGCCTCCTCGGGTGCGGAGGGATTCTGGGTCCACATATTCGACATCCCTGGCGAGAACGATGTAGCGGAGAACATCGATCCAGTCTTTGGTTGCGCCGTGCTTGCCGTCTTTGCCGGTCCAAGTTTTAAGCGAGTAGATGAGGTTTTTGCACCGCTCGCTGATGTAGAGCTTCGGGGAGTTATCAGACCCAAGCGGGCGCTCCTCGTCAAAGGCGAGCCAATCGTTGATGATGCCGACGCCTTCGGTGATGGCTTTGCCGGAGGTGGCCTTGAAGTCTAAGCCCATACGGTCGTCGCATTGTTCGATAAGGGTGCGAACGCCTTCTTCCGTCATGGTGGGCGTATTGCCGTAGCGAGAATCCATCCAGCGTTCTTCGACCTTGGCGATTTCATCCGCTTTCTCAGCAGCCTCGATGACGGCTTTGTATTCTTTGAATCCAAACCAGCAGCAGGCTTTTTGTGCGGGACCAGGGCGGCCGTCTTCGAGCTTGCCATCGGCCTCAGCCCACGGGCCGGGGTAGCCGACGCCTTCGATGTATTCCAGTTGGTTTGGCCATTCGCGGTAAATCCAGCAACGGTTGTCTGGAGTAAATCGAATCCACAACATGGCCCACGCTTTGCCTTCGCCGGGATCGACAAAATGGAAGACGGTTCCCTCCTTGGGAATTTTGTCATGCGGGACGACATGCACATTCTCGCGGAATTTTGGAAACATCGACATCCTCGCCTTGGTCGGCACGCCATAGGCACGCATGAGGATGCGCTCGCGGTTGCTGCCGCGTAGCTCGGTCTCCATAGCCTCAGGGTTTCCGTAGGGGTTGTCCGAGGTGTGGAAATAAACGACGCGGGCTTTCTCGCGGGTGCATTGCTGGATGCGGGGAACGGTCTCCAAGCCGATGAGGTTGCCATCGCGGTAGCGCGGCAGGAGCGGGGCGTCGCATTCTTCCAAAGTCTTCGCGCCGTCGAGGTATTCTTTGACCGTGGTGGTGTAGCCTTCCACCGGCGTGAAGCCGATGCCGAGTTCACCATCTCGCGTAAGCAAACGAAAGCGCAGGGCTTCGAGCCAATCCGGCGTCACCAATTCATCCGCCCATACAAAATTCAACTCAGCACCTTCAATCGAGGAAACATCCATCGAATAGAACTTGAACCAGCACTGCGAGCCATTCGGCAGCACGAAGCTGTTCTCGGTGAAGCCGCCCTTCTGCGAGTAGGTGATATTTGCCACCGCGCCCTTCTTGAGCTTGCCGCTGGCGGAGGGTTTCCATTCTTTCGGCAGATACTCCCACAAATAGGGCTGTTGGTTTTGGATGGATGCCGCTTCGGTGGATTGCAGGCACCACACCTTCGCGCCCGGCGTGTTCACCAAATGCTGCATCGCCTTCCGTGCAAAGTAACGCGATTTGCCGGAGCGGTTGCCGCCGAGGATAAGCAGCTCCGTGACGCCCTTCGGGAATCTCTCGCGCAACGACGCATAAGCCGCATCCGCCCGCTCCCAGGCGGGATTCAGCCAGCCATAGCGCCAAGGGTCTTCGACCATGCGGGCGATTTGCTCTTCCCGCTCGCGCAGCAGAGCCAGAAACTGCTCCTCGGTAGCGGCTAATTTTTGGCCCAAATGCTCGATGGCAATACGGCCATCACGGGTCCGCCCAAGCACGGCGATGGGGGGAACGACGGGGTTGTGAGTTTGTTCGATCATGGGCGGGCAGGCTTCAGTTCGTTTTCATGCAGGCTCAACCAGGCGACGGCCTTGCCAGCATCGCCGACATCATCGACCGTGACGCACAGGTCGGAGATAACCCCGGCATCTTGCAGGAGGTTCAGCGCATGGGTGGCGTCGATCCGGCGGAAAGCGATGTAGTCGCGCAGGGAGTTCATTTGGATTTCTTTATTTTTGCCAAATCATCCCGGAGTTCAGATACAACGCCGAATTTGTCGTTCTCAAAATCTATTTCAGCCAACGCAATAGCGCGTTCTGAAATATAAATTAACTCTTTGACTTGAGCCAAAGCCTCATTGCGCTGTCGCCGGAGCTGCGCGATCATGGCAAGCATTTCGTTTGGCGTCATAGCTCCCTCCTCATTTTCTTCCAGCGCTTCAATGCGGCGGCGATTTTTATGGCCGCGTCAGGACATTCGTGGTCATGCCATCCAAGGCAACGCGCAGCAACGCTGGCCAACTCGTCGGCAACAGCCCGCTCCTCATTGCGTTCTTGCTCCAGCCTCGCCAGCTCCTCAGTCGAACGGAGTTCCAATCCAGATAATTTGTCCGCCAGCGCAGCGGCATCCTGCACAGCTCTCGCCGCCATTTTCTTAGCCTCAGACACGCGCCTGTCAGCATTTTCTACTTGTAAAAGCCAATCTGCAGCAGATGCTTTCCGAGCTGCTACCGCCTCGTCTCGCTCTTCAGCGAGTTTATTCATTGTCAGCATATGCTCTGTTGCGAGGTTGTCGTATTTATGCGTTGCCTCACGCAAAAGCTCCCACGCCGCAAGTTCGCATTGCAAATCATTCTCCCTCTCCGTGTTCTCTGTGTCCTCTGTGGTCATAATTCACTTTCAAAAGTCCGCGCCTTCACGATCAAGCGCCGGGCATTTTCCATGAGG